AAATATAAGACTGCTAAAGCTAAAGGTGAGGCTGATGACCAGTCCGTTATCCTTGATGCTGTTAACATGATTGATGACCTAATATCAGGCCACCCAAGCACTAACGAAGTCATGAGTGCTGCTAGGTTAACTAACAGACGCTTTAGGAAAGCTGAGACTATTGATCGTATCTCTGAGAAGATTGCTATTAATGAATCATTCAAAGGAGCCTCTAAGGTTGACCAGATGAAAGCTTCTTTAGCTAAGATCATGGCTAACCCAAGGGACGCTAAACACTTTGACGATGTTGAGATAGCTAGGTTTAAAGAGTTTATTGCTGATGATGGTACTATGTCACAGAAGGTCTTAGGTGCCCTAGGTACACTAGCTCCTTCAAGTCAGTTAACTATGTTACTCCATGCCTCAGGTGCTAGTGCATCTCTTGCAACAGGTAGCACAGGTGTCTTAGCTGCACAAGGTGTGGCAAGTGTTGCAGCCTTAGGTGCTAAGAAGTATGCACAATACGCACAGAAGAAGCGTACAGGTGCTTTCACTGCTGAGATGCAAGGTAATGCTCGTAAGGCTCCCGCTACAACAGGTGTGGGTACTGTAGCTGCTGCACCTCAAGGGATGTTAACTGGACAGATACGTGAGGATGATGAACGTAACATGAGTATGCTTAAGCGACAGTCTGCATTCTAGTCAAAATTTAAGCAAAAAAATAGGGCACCAAGGACTCAATTAAGAATCCTTGGTGCCCTTTCTTATGCCTACGATTTAACTACATTCCTTCTGACCTGTCTCAAAGTCAATATAACATGCACTCGCCTCTTCCTTATCCTCAGGCTTTAGTTCAGCTTCTGGTTTATCATTTAAGATACCAAACCGCTTACCACCTGAGTTGAACGTAGTACATCCTTTGCAACCCTGTTCCCAAGCTCCCATGTAGATACCCTTGAACTCTTCCCAAGGCATATCAGGTGAACAGTTAATAGTCTTACTTACTGCACTATCAACATACTTAGAACTCAACGCTAGGACACCTAAGTGTTCCTCGGCTGTACAGTCGTTAGCTTTCTTACCACGGACTCCCCAAGTACGATAAGCATAGTCCATAACTTCCTCAACGATAGGCCCATCTTCCGTCTGTATCGTTCTGTCATAGCCATAGCTAAACACAGGTTCGATGCCACCACTAACATTATCAGCGGTAAGGCTAATAGTGCCTGTGGGTGCAAAGCTGAGTAAGTGACTGTTACGTATTCCATACTTCCTAATTCCTGCTCTAACTGTCTTAGGTAACGTCTTAATGAGCTTACCCTTTAAGTAAAGGTCAATGTCTAAAGCAGGGAAAGCTCCCTTCTCTTTAGCCAAGGCCACTGAGGTGCGATATGTTTCATCACGTATCACCCTAAAGATATCTTCTGCTACCTCAAGGAACTTAGGAGAGCCATACGAGAAGCCTAAGGCCTCTATAGCATTAGCTAACCCAGTTACACCTAAACCCATCCTACGCTTGTCACGCGACTCCTCTGCCTGCTTCTCTAAGGGGAATACAGTGTTATCATGTATGTTGTCCATTGCCCTTGTGACTACGGGTATATCTTGCATGAGTTGTGCAAAGTTAAATGACCTTGTACCTTCATCATCAAAGTCGATATACTTAACCAAGTTATAGCTACCTAGGAGACAAGCACCATTAGATGGTAGAGGCTGTTCACCACATGGGTTAGTAGCTTCAATAGTCTCACAGTAGTATAGGTTATTCATCTCATTTATCCTATCGATAAACAAAATTCCTGGCTCTGCCCAGTCCCAAGTAGACCGCATAACCATCTCCCATAGGGCTGGAGCGAATATCTGCTTGAATACCTTACCTTCAAACGTGAGGTTAAACATCTTCTTATCACGTACACATTCCATGAACTCGTCAGTAACACCAATAGAGATATTAAAGGCCGTAAGCTCAGTGCTATTTTGTTTAGCGTGGATGAACTCTTCGATGTCTGGATGATCTACACGTAAGACACCCATCTGTGCGCCCCTACGATGCCCTGCACTGCTCACAGTCTTACATAGGCTATCAAAGATACGCATGAAGCTAATTGGGCCTGAGGCTTGACTACCTAGGCTCACAATCAAGCTGCCTTTAGGCCGCAAGCGTGAGAAGTCGTAACCTATGCCACCACCCTTACGCATTGTCTTCCCAGCTTCCTTAGCTCCATCCATGATACTGTTGAAGTCATCCTCAATAGGTGAACTAACGAAACAGTTGAATGCTGTGGTAGCCGTAGGCGAACCAATGGCTAACTGTGTCCTACCGCCACCCATGAAGCGTTGCTCTAATAGGATTGTACGTAAGGCATAGAAGTGTTCTTCACTATCTGACAAGGTACTAGCAAAGCGGTTCTGAGCTTCCTTGAAGGACTCACCTTCCATACGATACTTAGTTGCATGCACCTCTTGGCTTAGGCGTGTCTGTGGCCCTTCTACAGTATCAATCACAGGTTCACTCCATTCTCTAGCTTCCAGATGAAGTACATGTCAGGGTGCATTAGCTCCTTCATGATAACCTCAATACTCACTACTGTGCGTAACATAGCCACATAGTCCTCAGCATCCAGATAGGACTCAATGGAGTGCTGCGTTAACTCTGCTTTAATGTCTGCGTGTAGTTGGTCTAAACATGTAACACCTACCTGTTCTACTTGTACTTCGTTCAATTTAAGTTTCATAATTACTTCTCTCAGGTTAGTGTATTTTGTTTAAATTCTCACGGACTTCATAGTCCACAATTTCAATCGTTTCTATAGCAGTCTCCTGCCGTACTGCTGTTATAAGTTGGTCATAAGCAGAGTCAAAGGCATCCTCTTGACTCTCTGCTACTAAGGTCACAGTGGTTGTCACCTCTGCAACTAGGCTTACCTCGTACTCTGCTAACATTAGACATCTTCCCATGTTGTACCACGTTGTGCTAATTGCACTGCGGTGTTAAAGTCACAATCGAATCCCTCCATAATGATGAAGAAATGCTCCATAAACATCATCTTGCTATCCCTCCAGTTCAGCTAGCTCTAAGGTTAAGTTTTCAATACGTTGTAAGTAGTAGTTGTTGAACCTATCATCACGACCATTCAAGGCGTGAGTGTAGTTCTTTACTTCATTTACTAGGTACTCTTTCTTCTGTGCAACAGCTACTTTCTCTTTCAACGTCATCTTAGTCATTACTCTGCGTACTCTCCAGTTCTAATTAATGTGGTCAACTCCACAGCCCTTTGGCCTACCTGACTAGCCCACATGCTATCCATAAATTCATCTGCACATAGCTCCCAGTCCTGATCTTCGGCTGCTGCTAATGCTTTCTTGAACTTCATGAACCTAGGTAAGCCAAGGTTAAAGCATATGTTTACGAGGGCATCCATTCGTTGCCACTCCATATGCTCAACCCAAGGGATAGAGTTTACCAGTTCTTGCTCCACCCTGTCAACATCATTCTGTAATAAATATGTAATTTCCCTAGGACTCAAACCTAAGCCCCCACTGGGGTCGATATTTCTACCGACTCCTATAGTTAGCTTCCCGACAGTATCGGTATAAGCATGGCTCTCACTCCCTTCGTGCTTTATCAGCATATCTATTAGTTTACTCATATTAAACATCCCTCTGGTATTAAACCATAGCCCATAAGCACACCAATGCCGTACATGGCAAGAGGTATTAGTATTTCATAACCCTTCATTTGTTGCCTACCTCGTCTTTAGTCATCTTACAGTAGTCCAACTGTATCTGTAGACAGTGCAGAGCTTTCTCCACATTCTCTTGGTGGTCACCTTTGTCGCGTGTGAGATACTTATTTACCGTGGTGTACACTGCTGCTTGCAGACCTTCATAACCAAAGTTCTTATAGGTTATCTCAAAAGGTTGTATACCTTGGTTCTTATAGTGCTCACCACCTACTTGCGACTCTAAAGCACTTTGAGTGTAGATACCTTGGTAGTTAGGTGGCGCATCATACGCTTCCTCTAAACCCCAAGTCTTCTTTATATCATTAACGGACATCCATAGCCTCCTCAAATAAACTCATATTCTTCATGACCTGATCTTCATACCTATCAACTAACGACTCTGATGTTATTTCTAATATTTCACATAGCATATCAACATCATAGTGCTTTAGTATCTGTTCCTTTAGTTCTTCATACGTCATAATTATTTCTCTACTCTTGTAGGTAATGTAGCTAGATGCTCAAGCAGCTTATCAACAGTCTTCATTGTGAAGTGTTGTAGCCCTTCCTTCTCACACCACTGCCCTAGGTTCATCTTAGCGCCCTTCCTAAGGCGCTTACGTGAGTCAGTGAACACAAAGATCAAAGGTCTATCTATTTCATCACGGATAGCCTTGTACTTCTGTGTGTCTCCAACCCTAAAGAAGCCCTTGGTTTCTATCATAGCCCCAGTGCGCTTATCAATGAAGTCAGGCACATACTTCTTCTTAATGATATAAGGTATGCGGTAAGGTTCATACATGAAGTCTTCCGTACCTACGGCATCATTAAATGCACTCTCTAGTCCTGATCTAAACTTAGTCTTAGCTGTCATCATGCTTGCTCCTTAATTAATTCGCGATACTTAGCCACCCATCCAGCAGCAGTATAAGCAGCATTAGCATTAGCAGCAGCAGCAGCCTTAGCAGCAGCATAAGCAGCCTTAGCAGCAGCATTAGCAGTATTATAAGCAGCACCATAAACAGTAGCATCAGCAGCATTAGCATAAGCAGCCTTAGCAGCGGCATAAGCGGCAGTGGTATTAGCCTCTAATTGTGCTTGGCTAACTGAATTATTATCAGCTAACCACTTCTCTACAAGTTCTATGTGTTTATTCACAGTCCTTGCTCCTTAACTAATGAGTGATACTTAGCCACCCATCTAGCGGCAACAATAGTATTAGCATCAGCAGCAGCAGCAGCAGCATTAGCAGCACCCTTAGCAGCACCAGCAGCAGCAGCAGCATCAGCATAAGCAGCATCATAAGCATCATAAGCAGCAACACAAGCAGCATAAGCAGCATTAGCATTAGCAGTAGCATTAGCAACATTAGCCTCTAATTCTAATTGGCTAACTGAATTATTATCAGCTAACCACTTCTCTATAAGTTTTATGTGTTTATTCATCATCATCTCCAAATACCTCCTCAAGTTTCATACGTCTAAAGCCGTTCCAGTCACTACGCATGTAGATAAGGTTCCAACAGACTTCCATCAGTTCCTTCCAGTCGTCAGGGTGAGCCTTTTGCCAAGCCTTGGTAACAACCTTATATAGGTCATCTGTAGGTACGTCTTGTAAGAGCTTTGCAGCCTTAACCTTACCAATACCTTTGATGCCTTGGATGTTATCCGTAGCTTTATCACCTTGCAACATTTGACTGCACATGTTGTACCAACCTTCATGCTCACTGACATAGTACAAGAGCTTCTTACGTTGGTCAAAGTTATAATGCCAACCTTCCACCATGTTTATGTCTTTATCAATATGAGCTATGACATAATGCACACCAGCGTCTATAGCCTCTTGTGCCCATATAGATACAACATCATCAGCTTCACAGTTATCAGACTTAAAGTGCCCTAGCTTCCATGCAAATTCAGTTAACGCTGTGCGCCTCTTGCCTACCTTAGGGTCAATGGCAGCCTTAGCTTTATCAGTTAGCCGCTGACCTTTGTAGTCCTCAGCAACATCATATCTAAAGTTACCAACACCTTTGACAGCTACGAATATTTCATCACTGCAGGTGTCCCACTGGATGTCCTCAATAGCTTTCTCGTAATACTTCTTACCTTGGGCTATTGTGGTCGTGGTCAACGCTATACGATAGATAATTGAGTCAGCATCAACAAAGCATTTCTCAAAGGGCTTGCCTTTACTTTGCTTATTCATGACAATTCCTTAATTTTAGGTTGCTCAGGGAGTGGCATCCAATGTGTTATTACATCGTAAAATCTGCCACCACTACTGCATCTGAATGCAACCACCTCTTCCTGTGGCTCAAACCCAGTTCCGCAACGCTCCCTGCCTACAATAAATAAAGTGTTTGGGTGATTGCATAATAGAGAATCTTTGTTTTTAGGCGGTAGCCTATCTTCCACGCTTATCCATTTACTCATGGTCGTTTCTCCAGTGTGTTTATGGCACAGTAAGATGTGTCATATAAATCTTCCCGTACTTCTTCTTCCCTGCCGTAGTTTTTCCATTCATCTGTATTTAAATCGTACCATGGCTCAAACGCATGCCAATACCAATCATTGTCCTTATCCATTGCTAAATAGTTAGCCCACTCTGGTGCGTCTTTCCAATTAGGTTTATTCATTAATAGCCTCAATGCAGCGTACTGCTGTTGTTAAGTCAACCTTAAACCACTCATTACGCCTATCTTCACTTAAGGCCTCAAGTGCCTTAT